TTTTGATCCAGACTTACAACATGAAGCAGGTCCATTAGATCAATTCACATACGAACATCCAGAATCAACTGAAAATGTTAGAAAATTTTCTGATCAACCTGTCGCAGGAAACACTGTGCAGATATTACAGAAGCCTGTGGGAGATGATTATAAAAAAATACCAAGTATTGGCTTTTCAGCAGAACATGGGTTGACATCACCTGATCTAAGAAAAGATCCTTATATGTCTGTAAAATTGTTTTACGAGTGTAACACTATAATAGAAAAAAGAGAATTTTTAAAAAATATGTATATGTGGGATAAGATGTGTACAGCAAATAACACAAAGTTGTATGTGTTTAATTTTAGAAGCAGAGGTGTGTGGCCCAGTGAGTCAGATTATTTTGGTAAAATTGATACCCTGAAAAGAGCTGAACAGAGTGTGGAACAACATCTAAATACATTAGGACACAAAGCAGAAGATTATTTTATTGAAGACAAAGAACATTTTAACAATCAATATCATACAATAATAGCAACAGAATATTTGAAATGGCTAAAAGAATATTAATAACAGGCGACAGTTTTGGTTGTGAATGGCCCGGTGGTGAAGGTATCGGTTGGCCTTTGATATTATCCAAAACTCATGCTGTGAACAATTTAGCACAGGCTGGTGTGGGAGAATATAAAATACTGAAACAATTACATGATTTAAGTGCTCATGATTCATATTGGGTTAACAATTATGATTGTGTTATTGTGTGTCATACTAGTCCTAGCAGAATACACACACCTAAACATCCTGTACACAAACAAGGGTTACATAAACATTGTGATTTGATATACTCTGATTTACACGATAAAGTTGATTGGTTCAATCCAGGGTTGAAAACTGCTAAAAATTGGTTTTATCATCATTACGATGATGAGTACCAAAAAGATCTATATCAAATTTTACGTGAAGAAATAAACAGATTCATACCAATTCCATATTTGGCTGTGGACAATTTTAGTATCAGTAACCAATTTTCTTTTGAAAAGAACACATTAGATTTAACAGATATTTGGCATGAACATAGAGGTGAAATTAATCACTACACTGAAGAAGGAAACCAAATTGTTCTTAAACAAATCATTGACAAATTAGATAAAATTTGTTAATATAGTAATAACATAGGAGAAATAAAAATGGCAAGTAGACAACACATATATGATGCACTTGTGGCACACGCCAAAGGACATATAGAAAAACACAAAGCCAATGTTGAAATATACATGGAGAAGGCTGTGGGAATTGGTGAACACGGAGACATTCTTGAAACTATAGAAAAAGAATTAAAAGTGATTGCTGAATACCATGATCAATTAGAAGTATTAGAAACATACATCAAGAGGGATTAATGAAAGCATCTGAACGAATAAGACAAAGGCTTAAAGAAAAAGACGTTAGATTTCATAGCAATGACAATATTGCTGATTTTGTAGAACAAGGCGAGTTGGAAGAACTTCAGAAAGAAGTTGAAGATTCATTTTCAGGAGTACTCGATGCATTAGTAATTGATACTGAAAATGATCATAACACAAAAGAGACTGCAAGACGTGTTGCTAAAATGTATATAAAAGAAATATTTGGTGGTAGATTTGTTCAACCGCCTAAAATTACTTCTTTTCCTAACATGGGTTATAGAAGTTTATACACAAGTGGTCCAATCAGTGTTAAATCGACTTGTGCCCATCATTTTCAGAATATTGTAGGTAAGTGTTGGATAGGTGTTCTTCCAGAAAAAGAAGTTATTGGATTATCTAAATTTAATAGATTAGTTCATCACATTGCTGAAAGACCTCAAATACAGGAAGAAATGACAACACAGATTGCTGAAGCATTACAAAAATATGCAAAGACTCCAAATGTGGCTGTACTGATCAAAGCAGAACATCATTGCATGACACACAGAGGTGTAAGAGAACATGAATCAGATATGACAACTGCTATCATGTTGGGTGCGTTTGATAAACATGCTCCTCTTAAGAAAGAGTTCTATGATATATGTTTGAGCATGAAAGGTCATAACTAAATCAATGAGTAGTAAACTTCGATATTCAGAAGCATTTTATTCCATACAAGGCGAAGGACGTTTTGTTGGAGTACCCAGTGTGTTCTTAAGAACATTTGGCTGTAATTTTCGTTGTATGAACTTTGGGTTAGATAAAGAACCAAACAGAGCAGAAAAACTTAAACAAGGAATAAAATACAATCCAGAAGTTAAGAAGTTGTTAGATGAAGGGATTACTGACAAGGTGGATAAGTTTGAGGACTTGCCAATAATTCATACAGGCTGTGACACTTATGCCAGTATCTATCCTGAGTTTAAAAAGTTTATGATGGATAAAACTGTTGACGAGGTTGTGGATCATATATTATCATTAACTCCAGAAGGCAAGTGGACTATGTCTAATGGACAAGATGTACACTTTATTTTAACAGGCGGTGAACCTTTGTTAGGATGGCAAAGAACATACATCGAACTATTTGAACATCCAAGAATGAAGGATTTAAAAAATGTTACTTTCGAAACAAACACAACGCAGACTTTACATAAGGATTTTGAAGACTATCTTAGAAAACAAAACAGATTCCAAGTCACTTGGTCATGCTCTCCAAAACTTTCCGTATCAGGTGAACCTTGGGACACTGCTATCAAACCTGAAATTGCTAGGTCTTATAATGGGATTCCTAATAGTGAAATGTATTTCAAATTTGTGGTTGCTGATGCTTCCGATGTTGATGAAGTTGCACAAGCAGTTGCCGAGTTCAATCAAGTGGGAGTCAACGTTCCCGTTTATGTCATGCCATTGGGAGGCAGATCAGAAACATACACACTCAACACAAAAAGAGTTGCCGAATTGGCAATGGCAAGAGGATGGAGATACACTCCAAGACTACACGTCGACATATTCGGAAATGCCTGGGGGACTTGATAAAATAAACAAGGAAAAAATGGAGAATAATAATGGACATCATTAAGAAAATTAAAGAAGTAAAGGACAAGTTTATTAAGAAGAAAGAAACAACTTCTAAAGAAACTGGTAAAAATCCAAAGTTAGATGCATTAATGAAAGAAAAAGAACAAGCAACAGCAAAAGGTGAACCTTGGGTTGCTGTGTTAGACACAAAAATTAATGGAGACAACATAAGAAACGGGTTCTTTGAACTGGATTGGAACAATGAGTTTATCGAGAAATTGTTAGATGCAGGCTACAAAGGAGAATCAAATGAACAAATAGTAGATGGTTGGTTCAGAACAATAGCTCAAAATATTCTTGATGAAGAAGGTTTAGATCCTACAAGAGGTGCTGGATACATTAATACTAAAAATTTAAGTGAAGATAAATCAGAAATAAGTTAGGAGATAATATGACAGACTCAGAAGAAAAACAAAGAGCACTAGACGCCTCAATGGAAAATGAGAGTGTGGGACACCAAGAGAACTATGCCCCAACTGTACAGATATCTCTTAAGGAATACGACAAACTTAAAGAGAGAAGCAAGTACATCACAGACAGAGATCTAATTGGTTGTATAGACAAAATAGAAGAACTTGTCAGAGCATTAAGAAAGCACATTGTTAGAACAGATATCGAGTAATGAATTATATAATTGTAGACACAGCCAATACATTTTTTAGAGCCAAACACGCAATACAGAGTGATTTGGATTCTAAGGTAGGAATGGCTTTACATATCACATTAAACAGTGTTCGTAAAGTATGGCAGGATTTTAAAGGTGACCATGTTGTATTTTGTTTGGAAGGTAGAAGTTGGCGTAAAGACTTTTATGAACCTTATAAACGTAATAGAAAAAATGCTAGAGATGCCAGAACAGAAAAAGAAGTCGAAGAAGATTTAATATTTTGGGAAACTTTTGATAATTTTAACGAATTTATTGAAACAAAAACAAATTGTACTTCTATTCAAAATCCTAAACTTGAAGCAGATGATTTAATTGCAGGTTGGGTACAATCACATCCAGATGATAATCATATTATTGTTTCAACAGACGGTGACTTTGCTCAATTGATTGCTCCTAATGTGTGTCAATACAATGGAATAACTGAAGTAACAACCACACATGAAGGATACTTTGACCCAAAAGGAAAAAGAGTAATAGATAAAAAGACCAAAGAAGAAAAACCTGCACCCAATCCTCAATGGTTGTTGTTTGAAAAATGTATGAGAGGCGATACTGCTGACAATGTGTTCAGTGCTTATCCTGGAGTTAGAAAAAAAGGAACTAAAAAAAAAGTTGGTTTGCAAGAAGCATTTGAAGATAGAAATTCTAAAGGATACAATTGGAACAATATAATGTTACAACGTTGGGTTGATCACAATGGCAACGAACACAGAGTGATGGATGACTTTCAAAGAAATATAACATTGTGTGACTTAACAGCACAACCTGAAGAAATAAGAACATTGATTAACGATGCTATTAATGATGTTAAACCTAAAACTGTTGAACAAGTAGGATTAAAATTAATAAAATTTTGTGCTAAATGGGATATGCAAAAAATTGCAGAATATCCACAAACGTATGCAGAACCATTAAATGCAAAATATAAACTTAAAGAGGAGGCAATAGCATGACAAGTAAATTTTTTGCAAAGCCGATATTAGAAAATAGATTCTGGATATTAGAATCCGACGGAAAAAAAGTAGGAACTATATGTAGACAAGAAGATAGAAGATATATGTTTAGTTGTACCGATGGTACTAGACTGTTTGATAATCAACAACAACTCCAAGGAAGTTTTGATGGAGAGTTGATGTGGGGTACAACATTAAGTGTACCAATAGAAGAAAAGGAAAACGAAGATAATTCAGTTTATGATTACCCTTCAAAATTTAAAGCATTCAATATGGTTTTTGATGTGAAACGTAAATTACCATTGTTTAATAAAAGTAAAAAATCTAAAAGTTTATACTGTGCTGGGTACTATGTTATTCAATTTGAAAAAGGATGGGTTAGAAGTTACTGTCCTAAATTATTAACATTAAACAGTTATCCTTACAAAGGACCATTTAGAACATCATTAGAAATGAAAACGGAGTTGAGCAATGCCAACAAATTACCCTATTAATACAGCCAGTCTGCAACAATTTATACAACAAGTTAAAGGTGCAGACCTTAGTAATCAAAAAGAAGTGCGTTTAGACATCAACACAGCCAAGCAAGTCACGTATAGCCTAGCCACAGTGTTGGCCCGTTTAGCGGGCGACTACGAGGGTCTAATAGCACAGAATACCAGCACAGAAGTCGAAGCAATTGAAATAAAAGTAGACGGCGGTAACTTATAATACTACCTCGAGGTAGATAAATACTCATATAATATGAGTAACATAACACATCTATACATTAAAAAACACAACCAAACAGGGTTGATGTACTTTGGAAAAACGGTTAAAAACCCGGAATCCTACACGGGTTCAGGTGTGTATTGGACTAGTCATCTAAAGAAGCACGGAAATGATGTATCAACTTTATGGACTAAGGCTTTCACAAACAAAAAAGAGTTGAACAAATACGCATTAGAATATTCTAGAAAGCACAACATTGTTGAGTCAAACAATTATGCCAATTTAAAAGAAGAAGACGGCTTAATGGGGGGTGACACAGGCATCAGTCCTGAAGGCAGAAAAATTATTAGCGAAAAATCTAAGAAATTTAGACACACAGAAGAAACAAAAGCAAGAATTAGAAAAGCAAGAGCTTTACAAAAACCAACAATGCTTGGCAAAAAACATTCTATTGAAACAATTATGAAAATTAAAAAAGCAAGAGCTAACCAAAAAAATATTAGAGGAGTTATCCGTGTCGCGACCTAAGCCGACTATATTACTAGAATCCACCGATCGCAAATCTTACAAGAGCGAACAGGTACTTGCGGCTGAAGGTATATGGGCAGTATTCCACAAAAATAAACCATGCAATCTAAAATCAGCAAACATGCTGAACAACTACCCGGGACCAAAATACAAGAAAGTATCGTTTTCAAATCCTGGACACGCATTCAATCTAGCCAAAAAGATGAACACCATGTTCAACACTGAAGACTTCACAGTGGTCAAATTGACCCAGGGTGAAACTGTCAGTGAAAAATGAATTGGAAAGAAACCTACACCAAAATCTTCTTAAAAAATGCTGACATAGGCATCAGCGAAAATACTCTGAAAGAGTATATGCCGTCTTGGTGGAAGAACACTAGAGACAAAGGTTCAGGTGGTTTACGTCTAACTGACGAAGGATTAACATTTATCAAAGACAAACTGCAACTGCAAACATATGATGTACCATTTCCTACTGATTTTAACCTTACCACACAAACCATAATATTTTTGGACAAATATTTAAACTGTCCTTACTACCTAGCAGACGATGGCATTATTGTTACCAACGAAAGAAGAGCAATGGAATTGATGTTGTTTTCTGGAGATATCCGAAAATATGGTATCAATAAAGCACTTTCCCGACTAGAAACCACAGAATAAGTTATCCACAGATCAAATTACCCGCATAAACCTTGACTTCTTAGGCACTTGACTTTTGGTACGTCAGAATGTATTATTAAGTATAACAACAAATTAACGAGGAGTACAAATGGTA